TGTAGAATTTTGGTTTTTCTTCATCACTAAGTTTAGATACATCATCTACGCCAAATTTCTTTAATGCTAGACGGAAAAACTTCTTATATGCACCACTCTCTTTATCTGGTTTTTTATCTTCTTCTTCATTATAGGTATCGAAATCTTCGCTGTATAGAATTTTTGCAACATATTCTTTCGTTTCAGAAAGCCGATCGTTCATCTTTTTATATAGAACGAATTGAGTTTGAGAGACTGCATCTTGCATTTCTCCGTTTAGAATATTTTTAATTATTGTTTCTGTAATCATTTATTATTCCTATTGTGCTTTCTTATTGCAGAAATTTAATACTTTCTGATAACTTTCTTCTGTTTCTGATAACATATCTCTTAAAACTACCTGATTTTCCGCATTCAATGTATCATGAATTTGGATGATGCTATCTGCATCTTCTGGCAATATATGTATCGATTGTGAATCTTTGAGGGTATATGGGACGCCAATTTCTGACGAACATGCTTCTTTGACTGCATTAATAATACTAACAGAATCAGTAACTGCTTCCTCGACTTCTTCGCTGGCAATTTCTTCATCATTTGATAACAAAGATTGAGAAATGTTCAAATCTTTATCGACAATTGATGTCGCAAGTCGTTCTCTCATTTCATCCGCAAATGCAGAAGAAAATGCTTCTTTATCTTTACCTATGATTGATGCTAACATGTGGTCAATATTGCTCATCTTCTTGTCCTTCTTCTTCTTGAGGTTGCTGTGCGATTTCTTTTTGAATCTCCGCGTCCATTTTTGTTATTTCTTCTTCTGTTTGGTGTAAGATATTTCTTCGCACCCAATCAACAGAGTAATACTTACCTATATATTCATCCGCTTGGCTTAGCAATTCCATTCTATCTCTCATAATTTCCGATTCTTTCAATTCAGAGAAATATGAGTCTTTATTAAACTCAAAATATACATCAGGTTCGATTGTTTTCCAATTTTCTTCCGACATAATCCCTTTAAGAAGTAATTGAACTTTCAATAACTGAAGGAACATGTCGGTGAACCGCATTCGCAATTTATCAATGAATTTACTAAATTTCACTTCATCTCTTGTAATTTCCGCGGAACGGCCCATATTAAAACCGTTCTCTGCTTCCATTCGTGAGATAGGAACATTCAAAGAACGGTAAACTTTCTTGAGTAGATATTCAACATCTTCCATTTCACCAAGATTCTGTCCACCATCAAGTGTAGTAATTTCCGTACCTCTGCCACCTTCTTTTCGTGGTAGCCAGAAGTCTTCCAGCATATGTAAGTGGTCTCTACCATCTGTTATATTACCAGTTGTTGCATCGTAGGTTACTTTGTTTCTGTAACGGTTCATTAAACCTTTAAGATATTGTTCTGCTTTTTGCTTTGGCAAGTTACCAACATCAATATAGAATACTCTGCGTTCTGGGGCTCTCGATATACGATAAATAACAACTGCATCTTCAATTTGTCTAAGCATATTAAGTGGTCTAATTGCTTTTTGCAAATAGCCGACAATTCTTTTGCTGTTTGAATCCACAACTCCAGAAGTCACATAACAGATAGAATCTGGTGCAATTTTGATGCCGGAAGACGGTGTTGGATTCATTGAATTCTTTGAGGTATCTGTATAAACAAAAAATTCTTCAACCTTCTTAATAAAAGGAACTTTGTTTGTACCAATATGTTTTTGTTCTTTATGAACCTTTTGAATCTTCTTAATATGTGTGGGGTTGATTGCTCTAAGTTCTTTGATGCCTTTTTGTGGTGTTTCCGTATCAATGATAATGTGGTAATATATCTTACTATCCACATACCATCTTCTGAAAATATCGTATGAAGTTTTATGGAACTTTAATAACTTTAGAATATTATCATATTCTGAATATATTTTAGTTTTGATGTTATCAGATAAATCAACATGTTCCAAGTCCAATTTGATTGGTTTCCTATCTTGGTCCAATATAATTGCTTCGTTCACAATGTCTTCGATTGCTTGGTCTACTTCTGGGAATAGAGCCATATTCCTGAATTGTGCAATGAGTTGATTTTCATCGCGAATAGAACCGGCAAAGTCTATTGCTGTGCCAAAGACTCCACCGGCTTCTATTGTAAATGTTCCATCGTACTCGTCTGGAGCAACGAAGGATTTTTCATTCTTTGAATTTATTGACTGTCCAGTTTGGTCAGTCGGTTTTTTCTTCCCTATTGAGAATCCAAAAATGTCTATTGGCATAATATAATTTCCTATTGTTTATTAAGGGGTTCGCTGAATTTTCATTAATGAATTTCCTCTTTTATCAGTGTATAGTACCTAAAATCAGTTAAATAACTAGACCAGCAGACATTGGCGATACGTTCGTGCCAAAATCTTCGTACCAATCGTAGGCAAGAGTGACGCTAAATTCAGCAAGTTGATCCGAATTATCATAATTCAATGCTAATTCACTGACAACGGTAGGCCAGCAGTTCTTTAACACAACACTTCTAACTGGTTGTCCCAACAAATCAAGTTGATGTACAGACCATTCAGTAAATGTGTCCTGATCCATCATATCGATGCCACCACCAACAGGATTGCCAGCAAATGTCCCTATGGGAGTATTTAATTCGTGATCATTTAATTGCGTGTTCCATTTAAGGAATTTATCTCTAAATTCCACACCTGCTTTAAATCCATCATAAACGGTAAATGTCCATTCCTCATATGTACGATCTCCAGGAATTTTAACAATTCTGCCTCTGAACGGAACTCTAATCATTCCTACTGTAACTGAAGGCATGGAGGCCGCCCTAACAACAATATTATTGATATTACCCCCACCCGCACCAATTTCACCCAATACGGCAAATCGGTTGGGGCGACTGGCTCCATCAAAATTTTGTTTAAATCTGTCTACGTTCATCATGGTAGTATTTTCCTTCTTCTATCTTATTTATCTGAATTATCTAAATTATTGTAAAAATTATTGTAATTCATCACCAGTATTTTTGTTAGTGAATCTGATACGGATAAAGTTAATGGATTTCGCAGGTTTCACAAAAATATCTGCAACAAATTGATTTGAATCTACAATACTATCAGTGTTATTACTTTCGTCACACACTACTCGGAAATCATAAAGTCCTCGTCCGGCTTTAATTCTTCTCATTAGTGGATTTACTGCATTGATAAATGACATTCGTGTTTCAAAATCATTCAATTCAAAGAGTTTATCTCTTGCGGCTGCACCAACTGTTTTCTTGAGAAAGATAAACAATCGTGAAACATTGATACGGCTTAATGTGCTAGAATTTGGTGCTAATGTTTTATCACCAAACAATACAGTACCTTCACCTGGGAAAGTAACTACTGGGTTAATTTTATCGTCATACATTAAGTCCATTTGAGCATCCATTGGGTTATCTTCAAGACGAACAACACCAAGAATGTCACCTCGTTTAAATCCGGCAGGTGACCACCAAGGATCAGCAACTGCATCTGTTCTTGCCATACATCCTGCAACATCTGCGGTAAGTGAAGTTGTTACTAGGTCATCAAACTCGTCTTCTCTGATACCTCGGTTAATCCCAAGATGCTTCTTATTACCATAAACAGAAACATTAAATTCATCCGCAGTCTGGGAAGTATCAACAGAGGCATTCCCTACTGTACCAGATGCAGGACAAACTGCAATGCAGTCTTTTCTCACTGATGCAATATTTGATGTATGGGATACCTGGTCGCTAGTTGCAGAGAACACAACATCCAAAGGAATGGTTGTATTATGCAATGCAGTGGACGATGCCGATTGAGCAGTGTTTTCGATAGTACCTGTACCACCAATAATTAACACACCACCATATTGTAAATAGTTGTGCGCTGCCCACCATTCGTTCTTCCATGCACCAGTTGGTCCGAGAGGCCATCGCGAAAATGTTCCACCAGCATATGAGTTGCCTGCTTCGTATGTGTTTCCAACTGCATGATAGAATGGAAGTTCAACAGGATTATACCCTGTAAACTCACCGTCTGCTCCGCCAACAGGCATTCCAGGAAGTGTTTCTGTGCTGTTGAGTCTTGAAACCCATTCATTAATCGAGTTTATTTGTATCTCTCCACTTTTCCATTCCGCAGTTGATCCTATCGCTTGAATTAAACCATCGGTTGAAATCATCCCGCCTCTGGTTATTGAACCACGTTCACTG